CGGAAGCTGTAGTTATGCCCGCTAATGCACTGCCAGAGAGGTAGAGGTCTTTGAAGCGGGATACATCAACACCAAGGTCAACTGCGTTATCACGAATACCTTGAGTTGACATATTCCAAGGGTGAATTTTATCTGTAGCAGCGTTAAACAGCAGACCCGTGTCTCCGCTACCCATTGTGAGGTGTGCGCTAGCGTTAGACCCAATACTCCCCACCGTGGAGCCGTCTTTGCGGAACACTGCAATGTCGCCGTCTGTGGTTTGGCGGTTAAAGATAGCCACCTCACCTGTTCTGCCAGCAAATATGAAACCATCACCAATTTGAACACCTGAGTTAGACGATGAAGACTGAGGGTCAGTACTCGTAGTCCCCACAAGCAGGTTGCCCGATGCGTCGAGGCGCATGCGTTCTGTGCCATCTTTATCAATAATATAGTTACCAGAACTGTCTACTGAAGTGTAGTAAGACGCAACACCAGTATAACGCAAAGAAAGTTGTTTATTAGTTGTGCTTGTAGATGCAAGCCTTGCGTTACTATCAGTTTGACCAATAAGCAGGTTGCCCGATGAGTCAATGCGCATGCGTTCTGCGGCATTCGTGTGAAACACCATAGAGTTGTCGCTATTGTTATAACGAACACGACCAATGTCTCTGTCATCAGGGTCGCCAAAGTCTATACCAGCGTTTTCAGTAGTGCTTGAAACTAATCGAATAATGGAAAACGAGGATGAGTCTTCAATATGCAGGTTTGTTTCTGGACTGCTAGTGCCAATACCCAAAGACTCCGCAGACGCATCCCAGAACAACTTCGCAGTCGTGCCAGTGTCTTCGTAGAAGCTAATGTCTCCGCCTGAGGAAATGTCAAAGACTGTTGTCCCACCAAGTTGAAACGCCAAGCTGTCTGATTGCGTACTAGGAGAAGACTTGGGATACAGATTTATTGCTCCTGTACCGTTGCCCGTATGACCAACACTAAAGTCTAGTCCGACTGCATTACTGCCTAAAGTAGTATTTACACCTGAAGAAGCAGAGGCCACAGTCAGACCGTCGCTGACCACACTACCCGTAACGTCGATGCCTGTGGAGTTAATTCTTAACTTTTCATTGGCAGATCCAGAATGAACGAAAGTCAAATCTGAACCGTTAGTTCCAATGCCACCTACAAAGCCATTAGGGTTCCTAAACCATGAATGCGTACTAGCTGAAGTAGAGTTTGATTGTGATTTAAACGCATAAGCTGAAGTCGTCACAGAATCATTATTTGTATAGCCAGTAACGTCGATGCCTGTGGAGGTGGTGGCTAGTTTGTTAGAACCTAAATGCGAAAGTGTAACGCCGCCATCAGTAAGAATTTTAATCGCTTCGTAATCACTGTGTTCTGCTTGGTCTACAGAATAAAACGTAGCAACACCGTCAGCGCCTGAATCACGACCAGCGTCTATTCGTAAACCACGACCAGCAGTATTATATTCGCTTGCTCCAAGATAAAAACGAGATTGGGTATTGTTGCCAGAGCCAGTATTGTAAACATTAAATGCTTCAGCAGTAGCACCTGCACTAGCAACTTTAACCGTAGCAACGCCATCAGAAGTCACGCCGTCTGTAGTAATAACACCCGTAACGTCGATTCCTGTGGAGGTGGTGGCTAGTTTTTCGGCGTTGTTGTGATAAAGAGTTACCGCGCCATCTGCAATAGCAGTAATAAAATTTTCTTTGGGAGTTTGCCCTGACCTAAACCGCAGGTCAGTGCCTTGAATAAACAGCGTCCCACTGCCCTCTTCTGATATAAAGCTGTTGCCGCCTGAACCTTCGCTAAAAATCTGCAAATCTGAGCTAGCACCGAAGATGGCCTTGTCGTTGTCGCCGAAGGTGATGTTGCCGCCAAGCGTTAGTCCGGTAATCGATGTAGTGCCGTCCAAGATGTCATCAATAGAATCAAAGTTGGCGTTTAATTTGGTTCCCCACGTATCCTCGGAAGCACCTACTTCGGGCTTAGTCAGGCTGTATGTGGTAGTCGTAGTGTCAGCCATTTAAGCGGCCTCCCATATCTCTTCAGTGATGGTTTGATCAGTCCAAGTGGCGTCACTTACCGTTTGATCCGTCCAAGTAGCGCCTATCAATGTAACGTCAGACCAGTTGGCATCATTACCATCTCGGTCTGTCCAAGTCTCTGCATCGATCGCTTCATCGATCCAAAGAATTATTCCTGCGCCCGTTGTCGTCGAGCTACCTGTTACTACGCTGCTACCTTTTACTGTAACTGCGCCTGTTGGTGATACTGTCGCCACACTGGTGATTGACAGAGCGCCGCGCACGACGTTCACACCACTCGCGCTGATTATAACACTTGAAGCGATTTCTGACGCTACATTCCGCGTTCTTACTGCACTTGCGCTTTGTGCGGCCGTACCAGCAATAGCAGATGCACTGCTAAATGTACGTGCGCCGGTTGCAGATGTGGTCGTAGAGGCGCTTATAACGCTCTCTACCTGACGTATGACGCCAGCCGTAGTTGCAGTGGTAGAGGCCGCAGATATTGCTGTATCGCTCTCTCTAACCCTTTGAGAGGCAGGTGTAATAGTTGCTGAGGCAGATACTGCGGATGCACCTAGTTTTATCTTTTGACCGGCAGAGCTTGTGCTTGACGTTGCGCTTAACCCAGCAGATGCCAAGCGTACTCGATTTGCCGCCGGCGATATCGTGGCGCTAGCTGCAATGGTAGAGCTAGTTGTGCGTACTCGTGTTGCTACCGGGCTAGTTGTTACCGTAGCCGCGATGGTAGATGCGCTTTCGCGGACACGCAGGCCCGCCGGAGAAACAGATGCCGCCGCTGCGATCGTAAGGTCGCCAAACCTAACACGTACACAGCTAACGGCTACAGAGGATGTTCCTGGCCCTAAACTAGCGCCGTCCTCAAGGTCAGCCGTGGAATACGCGGCATAGCCGTATCTCCACTGACCGTAAAGCATTAGTCTAGCGTGATGTCTAGGTCACCAGCAGGCACACGGAACACGTCGCCAGTCTCTACAGCTTTAGACGCTGATAACGTGCCATAGGCCATTAGATTGCCGCTTGTAAGGGCATCGAATACACCTACGTGCGTAATGGTTCCCCAGTTGTTGCCGGCAGTTGGAAACTCGACAGCCGCGCTGTTAGTCGCCTCATTGCCTGACACAGTGAACGCCACAGTCTGACGTGCGTAGTCAGTGCCGGTGCATTCTGTGCCGCCGCCGGTCTCGCCGGGAGCCGCTGTGTACAAAGCGAGGTAGTGAGTGCCTGGAGCTGTATAAGCGTTACCGCCAAATACATGGTCTAGGATTTCGGTTTCGAGATAGTTAGTAAAGCTCATGCAAGCCCCCTGTTACGCATTACAAGGCCGCTACCCGAATAGACCGCCTCGTCTGATGATTGATTAAGTCGCTGCATTGCAGCACCGAATAGTTGCGCCCATATAGCCGTGCGCTGATCCTCCGATAGATATGGTGCGGAGTGTACCAGTGAGCCATATAAGTATGCGTCTGGCGCTTCAGTAAGCAGCCAGTTAGTCGTATTAGAGTCAGATAACGCCGGCACTCGCTGGTAGTACAGTAGCTCTACGCCGTAGCTGTCATCTGGGCTAGGAAAGAACTCAAACTGGTTTTCAGAGTGCCTGTAGTATCTTGGGATACCTGTTAGGTCTAAGTAGTTAGCGCGCTTATCGACCATAGCCTGTGAGCTGAGCAGATCGAGGGGCCGTGTATTCGCAGTCGTAATGTTGATGCGGATAGTCTCAAGCCAGTCGCTAGGCTTGGTCATATACTGACTGTCGATAGTCCCTGTCGCCCGGTTCTCCATCTGGTAATGACGTAGATCACGCGCGAACTGAGCCTCTGCCAGTGAAATAAACGTAGGTATAACCGCCGTCAGGTCATCACGGTTGAGGAAGTCAGCTATGGAGCTTTTCAGCTCTGAGTAGTTAGTAAGTGCCATTACTTCTTCTTCTTAGCCGTTTTAGCGGCCTTCTTAAATTGCTTGGCTGTAGGCGCGCCTTTCTCGCCAGCCTTACGCATTTTCTCGCTAGAGCCGGCCTTTATACGATTACGCTTAGCATGAATATTTGCGTAGAGACCTTTCTTACTTGCCGCCATATCGCTTACTCCGCTTCTTAGCTCTGCATTTACCGCTTGCCTTGCAAAGTGATGGTGTAGGACAGCCTGCACAGGGTTTAAATTTACTTGCCACGCTTCTTCCCCTTTCTCTTCTTACCGTAACCACAAGCCATTACTTACTCCTTGATTTAGTGCCTGAACACTTCCATCGCTTACGAGACAACCGAAGCGGTGAGTTAGGATTGGCAGCCGCTTTCGGATGCTTCTTCATCTGACCAGCAGATCGCGCGCAATACGCATCGCCTTTACTGGTTCCGGGCCGTACTCGCGGCTTACCATCCTTGGCTTTACCAGCTTGGCCATACGAGACCTTCTTGCCGGAAGCCGTAACCTTAACTTTTGCCTTACCTTTACGTGGCGTTGCCATATTATATCACCTCAACGCTCTTCATACTTGCGGCGTGCATATTCAACCGCCATACGAGCCAAGTCTTTATCTTCGACTCGGTCTCCAGTGAACGCATCGATGCCTGCAACGTTCTCGAAGTAATCTTGCACTGAGTCTTCTGGCCTGTCGCCGTAATCTAAATATTGATAAGCCCGAGCCTGCTCTTTTGCTATTTGTGGATCTAAACCACTGCGAGCAATCCAGTCGTATCCGCCAGCGTAATTTATGGCCATATCTAAAACACCACGATCAACTCGTGGGCCAACGTCTGGATATTGACGCTCTATTTCGCCCTTAATTATATCTGGATATGCTCCGTGCTTTAACCGCGTCATGGGGCCGCCAGACAGAATATGAGCGTCTTTTAGGAAATTTAGCAGGCCATAATCTTCATAAGGGTTCGGCATATCAAAGCACCAAGTCAAACAATGCTTGCTGGTTTACAGTGCCGGTTCGACTGCCGGAGGCCAGCTCAAGCAAGCCTCGCACCACCGTTTCAGGAATGCCAGTAAATGCTGGGCTATAACCGCCTAATAAACCTTTTCGCTCTTCTGGGTCTAATGACCTTTTGATTGGCAAAATATCACTGTAGTTATATTCATCCTTGTCTTTTTGCGGGAGCATACCAAGCAAGCCTTCGGACTCTTGCATTGCCTTCATAGTAGTGAGCGCCGCCAATGGGTTGCTCTGTATTGCAACGTCTGGCTTGCCTGTTTGAAGGTAGCGGTTAACGCTATCTAGCCATTTATCGTCTGCCTTCTGATATAGCTTTGGGTCCATCATCAGAGACCCAAGCTGACTGCTAGGCGATCGGTTCTGCGATTGCATCCACTTAAAAGTGTCGGGAAACACAACGTTTGCCGGTAGCGACTCAAGCAATCCGCCTACATAATCACCGGGTATTATAGTGTCATAGCTTTGATGCAAACCCTCTTCTGCATAAGTTTTACCGCCTGGTACCGCCCTCATTATCCCGAAGCCAGAATCCCCACGAGCCGCATTCTCTAGCCCCGGCCTTGTGACTGCCTCGACCGCATCTCTTCGTATGGCAAACCCCATGTCTCGGTATTTTGCTTTATCCATCGTATCGATAAAGTCTATGCGCAGTGCGCCACTACCTTTTCGCTGGTAGTCTCCAGTACCCATGAGCTGGTCAAGCGCGCGAGGGTCGTCCATACCAACCCAATCTGGCCTAACCTTTCGCAATTCGCTGTCAAATTGAGCTTTACTTTTTTTAGGTATTTGAGCGGCATTAGATTGTTTGAACATCAACTCAGCAATTGGCGTCGCAAAGTTGAATGACGGGTCAGCGCCTGCGGTATATACGCCAAGAATACGATCGTTACCCGACCGCTCAGCCGCAAAGTCTACATTTGCCTGCTTTCGTTTGGCTGCTTCGCCCATTGACATATAGCCCCGGCCAGTGCCGGCGTACCGCTGTGAGTAATCGACACCACCATGCGTCTCTACCGGAACGTCGAGATCTAATCCTCGCAAGCGGTCTACTTGGCCAATGGCTGTCTTATCACCAAACACAGGTATTAACGTCTGATCGATTAGGTCTTCTGGCTGTATGATTTTGCGATCACCTAAGTCGAGCGCAGTAAATAACGTCTCTCCAGCCAGCCGTTGCTCTTCGCGGCGACGAACTGCTGGCGACGATTTAAGAGTCTTTTCATACTTTGTGCGTGCTGACTTGACCGCCGAGGGATTGCTTGCCGACTCTTCTTTTAAGAACCCAAGCCTCACAAGATTAGCGATATCACTTCCAGCGTCTAAAAGACCTTTGATGATTTTAGCCACGCTGAAGTGCCTCGCATGACTTACAGACTATGGCTACTTCTACTTCAACCATTTCAGATCTATCACCATGCTCGCCACAGCTCATGCACTCAAATTCAACAGCCATAAATCCTCCAGTGTAGAAAGCCGATTATATCAGACAATACCCTGTAAGTTCCTGCGTATTGGCTCGCCCCAATCTGAGGTCTTTCGGTAACCAATAGCCAAATATCTGAATGCGTCTGCGCAGTGTGATGTCCAATCGTGTAAAGGCCGCTCATTCCAGACCATCATCGACTCGTTGTACTGCCGGCGATACTGCCGCAGGCAATCGATACCCTTCTCGCACTTATCCTTATCGAAGTAGCATAGGTCAAGCATCGACCTAACTGCTTGGATGCCATCGTCTACGTTGAGCTGAGGAGCGATCTCTACAGGCTTCACACCAAGGTTGTCTAACACCTCTAGCCTTGACCGACCGCTGCCTAGCTCTCTTACCCTGACATCGTGAGGTAGGACGTGCTGCTCGTACACGTAGCCCTTCTCTTGCAAGATACGCGCGTAATGATCCAAGCCCACGCCGGCGTTCTCGTAGTAATCAATCAGCCTTACCTCTGGCCCGACAAACTGAGCAAACCAGATAGACGTGCTATCGCCTACCCCTAAGTCCCATGCCGTCACTACACCGACAGAGCGCTCGTATGGCACACGATCTATCCTGTTCTCGTGTAAGGCATTAGCCATCTCTTGAGTGTAGTACGCGCCTTCTGAGAAGATTCTAAAGTCACCTTCCCATATGTGATCGTAGACATCCGGCCGCTTCTTGAGGTCTTGCTGGCGCTCCTGTTCCAATACCTCTGGGAACCAAGGATTATCTCGCCAGTTCATCTCAACAATCTTGCACTGATCTGGCTCTGCTACACGGAAGCGCTGATGAGTAGCGGAGTGCTTGTTCTCAGGGTTCCACGTTACCCATATCTCAGATTCATCTTCCCGGACGGTAGGTATAAGTTTCTGCCATGCTGTCTCAGTAACCGTCTCTGCCTCGTCTACCCAGCACAGCAAGATGCGAGCCTTTGACTTTATGCTATCGAGGTTTCTTCTCAGGCCGGCGAACACGTAGGTGATGCGTCCATCCTTACTGCGTATGTATCTCTCACCGATCTCGTAGTAATCAGCCAGGCACTGCACGGACCGTATAGCAGACTTGACCTCTTCCATAGAGGATTCATCGAGAGAGTTAAGGTGTTCTCGTGCGCAGAGTATCTGCCCTTGCTTACCAGCGACGCCCCAGCGCATACCCCATACAGCAGTCATTAGTGCGAATGAGCGCGTCTTAGCACTACCCCGGCCGCCATACGAGCAACGGTATCTAGCCTCCCCTGTGAACAGGTTGGCTAGCTTAGGCGGTAGTTCAATCGAGACCTTTTGCGACAAGTTCAATCACCATTGGTGGAGTCATGGAGCCATCGCTACTAGTGAGATCTGCGTCTACTTGCTTGAGGTCTGGTAGCGTCTTAGCGAGCATCTTGAGTCGTAGTTCAGCTTGCGTTTTCTTCTGCTGAATCTTAGCTTGGAAATGCTCGTCTTCTTTAGGGTTTAGTTCGCCAATTTGATCAATCAAATCAAATATATACTCGGCCTTACCCCTAATGCTTAATGCGCGTCTGTTCTCTTCATCTTTAACAGCGCGAACCTTCTGCCGTCTTGTAGCTGCCACCGTATCATTCCTCGTCTGGGTGCGGTATTGAGTCGGCCCAGTACAGCCCCATGCTGTGTCCTGCTCGTATCTCACCGTCCATAATGTCAGAAGCAGTTAAAGGCCACGACTCGACGGTCATATCGTCGAATGCGACCAGCACTGTTTTCTCGTCGGTTGGCATATTACCGGGTTCGATAATGCGCCAATCTATTTCAACCACTTGCAGCATAGCTCCTGCCTCACTGCTCCTGACAAGGATATTTTACGCTAATCTTCTGATTTCACAACATATTGTGGATTAGGCCCATATATTGACTCACCATATAGATCATAATGGCGTAAATACTTGCGCATAGTGTCGTAATGAACACCAAACGCTTGGGACAATGACCAGATATCAACACCCTTATCGTGAAGGGTCTTGGCCTCTAAAAGGTCTTCTTTCGGAATCTTCACACTCTACCCCCCGTTCTTTGTAGTCAGGCCATGCGCCACGGCACACCATTTCGTTGTAGAACTCTTGCTCTCGCAACTCATCCTCATAGGAAGCATTACCGCCTACCCCTAAAAGCAACAAGCCTAACAACAAAAGTACAATTAAAAACGAGTAAACGTCTGGCGGTATCTCTTTCATAGTCTATCCTCCCATAGTGCTACTTCAAAATCTTGACGTTGCGACGCCATGCGCTTGCGTAGTTTCTTGAGAGCGGCCTCTTCGATCTGCCTTACTCTCTGACGAGAAATACCCATTACATCGCCTATTTGTTGATAGGTCATGTAGAAGTCTTCGTCTGTTGGTTTTCTCATGAAAGCCCCCTGTTGTCGTTATGACAAAAACAAGATAACAAAGCGTGTTATGGTGTACAAGGGTTTAGGGAAGGTTTTTTGTAAATTTAGGGGGCAGTAATCTAAGGTGGCGTCACCCAAACGTCCCGAGCTACTTACTAAGCCGGGTAGTGTTTAGCCATCTCCAGCGCTCGCGCATTCTCTAGCTTACTTACAGCACAGAGATCGAGATACTCGGACTCAGAAAGCCCTTTCAGTCGCCCAACGAGAACACAGACCTTTTCTAAGTTCTCAATGTGCTTATAGCCATTGCGAGTGCAGAACATGGCACGCTTTACTTTCGTACACATAATCACCTCCAATACAGGCAAGGTAATTATACTACATTTTATGTTATGGCTACACTCCAGCCAGGCGTTCTTCTTGTTCTTTAATGCGTAACTTATACTCAGAAATCAGATCTTCTAAGTCTATTCTGCTGTACTTGACGACTTGGCGCTTGGTGTCTGATAGCTCTCTCACCATCTCCATGCCGTAGGTGTCGATCATAAATAGCGTGTACTGCTCATGACACCCCGACATAAACCGATTGCAGCCCTTGCACTGAGGGTGGATATTTTCTTCTGTTAAGAGGTGTGCAGAGTTCCTGCTTATCCAGTGGCCGCCGTCCATCTCTTTGTAGTGGCCCATCTTGCCGCAGGTCACGCACTTACAAAAACCATCGCAGTTGGCATACTTCATGCGCACCAAGCGCTGTAGGAGGGTTGCGGCTTCTTGCTTTAACTTAGCTACCGTCTTGGGCTTTCGTGTCGCCAATGTTGAACTTCCTTTCTCGCAGAATGGCTTTCTCAAACTTACCACACTTACAAAGCCAGCCGCGTAAATAGTTAGGCTCAGCTAATGTAAAGAGAGGTTCCATGCGCTCGTGGCACTTAATGCACCGCTGCTTCGGTATACGTGATGTACTCATCTAGAGTTTCTGTGTCCCCTGCCAACGCTGTAAACCACAACTCACCGAACGCGTCTAAGTCCATGTCTATAGTGACAGGGTCAATAAACGGCTCGGCATAAACGTCAGTGTAGTCTGCGTTCTCTCTGTTGGTTATAGCGCCACCTATGTTTTTTATAAGTAAAACGACCGATCCCCCTCTTGCCATTGGCACAACGATTAGATCGATCATAGGCGGCCTCACTTAGAAATCATTTTATATGAAATCGTATTATACGCCACCTGACCGTATTCTTTGTGGTAAGTGATCACATTAGCTTCCCTTCCGCTAAGCCAGCCGCCACGACTGCTATAAGCATCAGCACTAGCAAGCGTTCTGTGCTGCTCAACTATCATAAGGTTTGTCTCTTTCTTATCGACACTATGGTAATGGCCCATGTGCGCGTAGGCGTGTTCTGTCCTGCCAAACACCTCTCGATACTTTGCCGCAAACACGGTGTCTACGTTTGCCACCTTGCGCTTATGCCCATGATGAAAAAACAGGGCCGTCTTGCCGAACTCATAGCAGTAGTAAGTATCGGCTGAGTTATCGATCTTTACCCTTGGCTCGTTCTCGTACAAGGCGACCAGTAGCTCGCGCATCCAGATAGCACTGAAAGGATCGTGATTAGCGTCACACCATTTAATATGTACGTGCTGGTGTTTCTCTAACAGCATACGAATAATCTGCCTGGTTACCCGTATCGTAGCTCTGACTATCTTGAAATTTCTTGAATCACTGTCCAGTAGGTGTTTTGAGGCTTGGGTTAGTGGCTCGTAGTCATAATGCGCGAAGTCACCAAGCTGTGCATATACCGCTGTGTCAGCCTCCGGGCTTATCCTTATAGCTTCGGCAAACCATTTGATTAAAGTGTCCTCAGCAATCTTTAAGTCCCAGTCACCGTTGCCGGTCTGCCCCGAGGCGTTTACCTCGTCTTTATCGGCAAGCATACCCATGTGGTAGTCAGTAATCACAAAACAGTTGAGCAGCTCCGCGCAGTTAGTCTCCGGGGCCGGCACTGGCTTTTCTGGCGGGATCTCTTGAGACATTGCCTCAACGACCTCGCGCATTATCTCTAACTGTCTTTGCTGGTCTGCTTGCGACTTAACCCATTGGCCAACAGGTTTTCCGTCACTGTTATAATAGGTAGAGATCCCTTTAACACCAAAGCCGTCCGGTACAGTGTGGTGCATATCATGAGCGGGCGAGTAGCCTTTCAGTGCGGCTTTTGTTCTGACGTTTTTAACGATGTCTCTGACTGTCCACCGAGAGCAGCCGACCTCCTTGCTTATATTAGTATAGCCCATGCCTAGCTCGTGCATTTCTATAACGCGGCGTTGTTTATCGGTACTACAGTAGTCAAGTAAGCTCATGATTCCCCCAGAATCGTTAGCCCCTGCCAAACCTCACATCGATGTCTTTGGTTTCAGCCAAGTGCTTTGCAATGACTCGATACACGTCGTCCACATCGTGCATCTTTAGCTGCGTTACGGATTTTTTGTTAAATAAAGCAGTCTGCACAGGACGCCATATAATCTCTTTTACGAGCGCTCCTGTAGGCTCTATAGGTAAGGTCACCACCTGTTGCATATCGTGTCCAGAAGCCGCTAGAGCGCGTGCTATGTCATCACAATAGGCGTGTATGGCTTTGTTCTGTTGACTCGTAAGTTTAGGCGATAAGATCTCGTACACCTTGCCAGAATTCTGGTGTTCCATGATGTACTCGCAGAACTGTTGCGCCTGGTACTTGTTATTCACTACCCAACGCTCGCTCATGCCTTGACCCTATCACCTTCGAGGGTCATGTATTGACCATGAGTTTCTAAGCAGCGCTGTCGGAATGCAGCACATCCCATGAAATCGTGGGTCAAACAATCCACCGACGTCCAAGAACGAAGCTCAATTTTATCACCTTTTTTCGGTAATTGTTTTGCAAACGGAGAGCCTCCACTGTCGTTAGCTCGCTTTAACCAGTTTACGCAAAACCTTGGACCCGACTTCTTACGACGCGCTGGGTTAGCGTCAGCCCAATTAGCTATCGCCTGTAGCTCGTTATGAACATCAATGTTTTTGTAAGCCCTTTGCCACTTAATAATCTGCGCATCATCGGGTTCGTAGTAAGTACCGTCATTTAAAATTATCATCCACACTTCCCTTTTAATGCCGGAGCAAGCTCCAGCAAATCAGTTAGTTAATAATGGCGAGCTATGATTACTGTATCGAATCTTGACATCTATCCGCTTGATCTGCTCTCGACCAGCGGGGCGCATCATAGAGAGGGTCAACTCTGCTCCGAGGTTCTTCGGTTCCTCGGCCTAACGCCCAGTAATCTCTGACAAAGAAAGGAAGGCATGAGTAGTACAGGGGAGTCTAGGGGTGTCCTAAAGCATCCTTTTGTGTATACTACCCATGTCTTATTTCTTCGCCGAGTTAAGACTACCACAGATGACACCTACCAGGTCAAGTGGCTCCCTTTGGCCCCTCATCCGAGGGGCTTTTCTTTAAATAAACCACTCAGCGATTCTAACGGTTTCACCATATCGGTTAATTACCGGCTTCATCGTTGTTTGGATTTTATGCCCCTCATGCCGCAACTCTGAGATGCGAGCTGGAGTTTCAATTACCCCCAACTCATCCCATGCGTTCAATCTGGTCAGTGACTTACCCTGTTGCAGGTAACGCAACACTCTATTTTTCTGGCTCATACTTTATCCTTGTATTGTTCAAGAAAAGACTCGTTAAGTTTTAACACACGGCGCGCCCTATAAAGAAAGCTGCTAGCCCCATCATGCGCTCGGCGAGAGCATCCAACACTTTGCAAGTCTGGATTCTGCATCTGATAGTTATAAAACGCTTGTAGTCGCTCTAATGAACTAACTCGATGACTGACAATGACTGGGTTTAGCGGTTGCTCTTCAAGCATTTCTACGTACTCACAGATAGCCATTAGTGAACCAATATCCTTGCCTCTGAACACCATAATTGGCTCATCTTCTGGCAAGACATATCCGCTAACGTGATTCATCTTGCCGTCGATTACAGGATACTTTGGATCGCTCATGTTTCCTCCCAATCTAAGAACTCTTCAAAAGTCATGCCAAAGTATTCCGCTATATCGACTATGCGACCTAGCTTCATATCAGGCGACTTCTTCCACCTGTGAATAGTCATCGGCGTTACACCCATCTTCTTAGCCATTACATGGCCACATGGATCGCCGCATGATTGGAGCAACTTCGTGAGCTGCTCGCCTACATTAAAAAGGGATGTCATCTGAAAAGTCATCCGATGGCTTTGCGAGGGTTTGTTTAACTTGCTTCACACCTTCAGCGTGGACCTTCGCCGGGTCCGGCTCCCAAGTGTCTAGCTTGGCATAGAGCTTATCGCTTGCCTTCGCTTTTAGCACCTCGACGTTTACCCATTCGCCTGGCTGAGAGTTTAAAAATGGCACCAGCTCCGACTTCTTAATCGATAACTTGCAGATAGCGTAGTCAGGTGCGTTACTGTTTCTCTTGCAGATCAAGCCGTCTACAAACACTATTCCATTACTCATGCTGTTTCTCCTAAAATTAGCTTTCTAGCTTGGTTGAACTCGTCAGATTTCAGATCACTACGCTCAGCAGTCGTGAAGATGCCGCCCTTACTAGGTGCAACCCACAGTGCCTTCTTGTCGTCATTAGTGATTTCACCCCATGCCTCCGCTACGGATTCCCATGCGCGAAGAGCAAGGTGTTCTTTGATAAAGTACACAGACGCATAATTACGCTGTAGTGCTTCGTTGTGCGCCATAATAGGCCCAGTGTCTTGCTGTTGCTGGATAGCGTTAGCTACCTCATCGGCAGACGCGTACTCTGTGCCACCAAACCCTAGCGCGCTTAAACATCGACCAATTGCAGAAGTCTCTGCATTCTCAAGTGCTGACGTGGCGTTTATCTTACTCGCAGACCGCACCTCTTCTGAGTAACCAGTAGCCAATAGCCGGCCCTCGTTATCTAAGATGCTGGCCTTCATAATCACCAGCACATCGTTAGCTTCTACAAGCTCAGTCGATATCGCGTAATCGGGATGCTTTGCCCGAAACTCTGAGACCCGCAATGCGACCGTCTTGTACTCTTTGCCGTGAATCTTTACTACTCCATCCATAACTAGGCTCCCTTTGCCATTTCTTCGTAGGTCACGTCCTCGTAACCCTGTTCTGGAGCCGCAGATGCCGCGTACTCCTGTCGAGCCAGATCAGAGCCATGCGCATACCCTTGCGAGTACGCATCACTCATCCGTGGCTTGATATTCATGTATCGCCCAAAGTAACCAGCCTCAAAGCCGTGGCGAAACTCCCTTGCAAGTAACTGGTGTGTTTTCTTCCAGCTATCTTCCAGCACCTCGTTATAGTCAAGCATTACAGGCCACCTCCGTAAGCGCGTGAGTTAATGATGATGTCGAAGGCATAACCTAGGTTTTCCTCAATGGTAGGGCGAGCGTAATCCCAAAGCGTATCCCGTAATCCGTCAATGAACGGGTCAGCAGGGCGCTCAGGGGCAAACAGGTTTACGATAAATTCTGCTGGGTTGTTAGCACGCAGTAGAGCCTCAGACAGGATCTCCCCATACTGCTCTTCTACCTCAAGAATAAGGTAGCCGCGATCTTCCATGCTGAACTCGTCTATGAGGCTGAGATCACCACCTACCTGGTCGTAAAGATCTACAGCGTCATACATGACATCTACTTTTCTAGACATAAGTTATCTCCCTTGTGTGCGACATTGCACAAGAGAAAAGATAACAGCTTATGTTATATATAACAACCCTTGTTATTATTTATATGGGTTTCAGCTACTGTAAGTCCACAATACTGGTGTGGTTGTTCTATCGTCGACGTGTATAAAGCCCTTGGCAATACCTATTCCTCCAAAGCCCATCTTGAGGGCTTCGTGGACAATGTTCATGCGCTCTACACCGTTGCTTACTGCTATGTCGGCAGCGATGCCCTGGCAATGTGTTCCAGTACCGGGGGCGGCCTTCACGACTTCATTAGGGTGGGAGGCATCTCGATAACCTGACGTTATCTTAAAGGGGAATCCGCACTTTTCTCGCAACTCATCTAGGCGATGCAAAAACGCCTCATCCATCTCGTTGGCGTTAGTGTGTGTGCAGTTAAATTCTTCGAGTCTGAAGTGCTTAAACATTACTTTTTCCGTAGGTTCATTAGCTTATCAGCGGAGCGCAAACCAAAACTGGCAGAGATAGCCAGAAACAGCAAGTAAGTATACCAGTCGTCAAGTTCGCCAAGAACTTCAAATCCCATGCGGACACGTTCAATCACCTCAGAGTTGTCTGTAATTACGCCGAAACTGATAGCCATCAGCGGCAGCGCAAGTATAATCGTCCAGAACTCGTCTTTCCATGAACTTTGTGTGGCATCGGCCATCTTGTTTTCCCAAGAGGCGTCGCTTTGAATGACCTGTAATTTTCTTTCGTGTGTGGCTTGCTTTTCTTCAGCCTTGCGCTTGAAGTGGTCGCCAACAAGCCCAGCAAGTGGTCCTATGAGAGCTTGTAGCATTAGCCCATGATTCCTACAGCAGTAATGAGAAGGCCGATAACTGTAAGGGCAAACGTGCCGCCGTACATTAGTAGATTTTCGATACGCTTAAATCCAGACTCAGCTTTGGTTTCCAGCTTATCAAAACGATCATGGTGATCATCAAGCGTCTTCTGGATGTTTGTGTATCTAACAAGGCACTCTTTTTCGTGTGCCTCTAGTTTAATCAATGCCTCTTGACCAACGTCCATAGCCTCACCTACTAAATGGTAGCGAGTCGAGAGCCGTCCAAAGGTTCTCGATCTCTGTGTCCACGCGCTTGAGAACGCGCTCCGTCTTCTCTAATGACTGCACTCGGTTGTTTACCGTCAGCACAGCCTCCGAATTAGACTTCTCTACAGCCGCAATACGATCGCGCAAATCTAACAGATCTTGCTGTGCTTTCATTATAGCTTCTAAATTAGTTCCAAGCTCGGCCAATTTGCCTTGCAACTCTGATATGTTGTTATCAGCTAGCTGCTGTTCCATGTTGGAGATAGCCACTTGATAGCCCTGTAAGCGCTCAGATTGCGCCTCACGCAAATCATCGAACCGACCCTGTACAACTGCCGTCTCAGCAGTGGCGCTTGTCACAGAGCTTTCTAGAGCTTCTAATCGCGCAAAGAACTCCGCGCTTGCATAGATTCCGCCGCCGATAGTTGATGCAAATGTAAATACTATGGCAATCCAAACGCCCTTAATCTGCGTCCCGCCAACATTTACCTCTAAATCTTCAAGGGCCATAGACACCTAACTCCGTTAAACAAGCCTCACGGTCCTGCGCAAACCAGCAGCCACCTTCGGGTGATGTGTAATAAAATTCCGATTGCGCGCCTACGGACATGATCTCAGCGTCTTGCATAAAGTAAGAATTCACGTCGAGCATTACGCTCATGTTGTACGACACAAAGTCTACGCTAACTGTGCCGGCTACATTGTCAAAGAATGCGTCGCCGGCCTCGCTATAGCTTGCCGTGTATTGTGCTGCGGCGTCGTTCGCCTCTGCTATTAAGTTTGCGTCGTTAGCCACTGCAAAAAAGCTAGCAGCCTGTTGAGCGACGGCTACTACGTCATCCATTGACTGGTTATACGTCTCGACCTCTTCATCGGTTAAGACGACGGCTTCTTGGTTGTCATTGATGTAATTCTGAACTTCGAGTGCGCCAGAGTCGTCTGGGCTATCTTGATTTTGTTCTGCAAGATCGGAGAGGGTTGCAACCTCGATTAAAGCTGTAGCCGCATCGACATAGTTATCTACTGCCTGACCAAGCTGGTCCATCTGAGTTTCAGCTTGTTGATCGAAAAACTCCTGCGCGCCCATGTTAGTAAACGAGCCGTCCTGCATTGCCTTTATAGCTGAGTTATAAGCGAGTTGTTTTTGCGAGGTGATATAGGCGTCTTTATTAGCAAGGATATTGTTGCCAGGTATGCCGCCGGTAGAGGCTGACTCCATCATGCCGCCGACTGCAATAATACCGTTAGAGAAGGTTCGGCGTAGCGCTTTGCTTGAATCGACGAGCTGGTCTAGCTCACTCGATTTCGCTTGCACGGAAGCGATCAGACAAACTGCCAGTATCCATCTCTTCGACATCAACCTCTTCCCCTACACCCAGAATGGCATCGTAATACGCCTTGTTTTCTGCATACATCGGGATATGTAGCTCTGGATTTTCTTTCAGCTTCAAATAACTCCGACGTCCCACTACAATTTTACCACGTTCTACTAATGGACATGGACTTCCAGATACCATCATGGCCTTATAAACATCTGGGTCTTGGCACATTAAACTTACCGCACTAATCTTTAGCCCTAGCTGGCTTAAAACCAAGGCATTTGCCCTGCGGTTACAAAACGGATCTTGCTGATATGTGCCACGAGACACCCCAAAGCTAAAGCCCTGTACGCCGTTAGATGTGCTTTTTAAGCATGACTGAACACCGGAGCTTATAAGCGTTGGAGCCACGGCCGTATTGGTCGGCATCGATTTAGGTGCGTTGCCGTTGTACGTTGTGGTGGAGTTGTTGTTGTTAGAGTTCTGCTGCGAGAGATCGCCTTCCAAATTATTGCCAGGAGGGTCAATTCGGTTATCTGGTATCTCAGGGCTGTCGCGTACTTCTTGTGCGCCTACGGGCAATGCTAATAGCAAAAGCAGTAGGCAGGCTCGCATTAGACCTTTCCTTCAACAATCCGCAGCTTCTTAAAATCGGGGTCATTCAGCTTACGCATGATTAGCTTGCGCCGGCCTTCGTAGTCGTCCCAAGACACGTTCTCTTCTTTCATCCATTGCGCTAACAAGTGCATGGGAATTGATCCGACACACCACGACTCTGGCAGCTTGCCAGCACCCATAGAGCGTAGCATCTGTGTGCGCTCAAGATATGGAGTGTTGTCGTATTGTTTTTCGACAGTAAACGTGCCGTCATTGTTGTTGTGGAATGTTTCTTTAGTCTTCACTTATCTGCACCTTCTTTTTCCGTGGCGCTCGCTTTGGTTTTGGCGGCTCTGGCATAAGCTCTAAATTTGTTCCGTGTGGAGCAGCTTGCTCCGCAGTTAGATCAACCATATCGCCTCGAACGTAGCGCTTGCCATCAATAAACCACGTCCCGGTTACTACTTTATACATAGTGCATCCTTAAAAAAAGGGGGCCGAAGCCCCCAGCCACTCAATTAAGAAGTAGTGTTGTCGGCAATAATACCTGAAGCCTTCTCGTTCTTACAAATGAGAGTAAGCTCAGTTGTTACCTGACGTGTAGTTGAGTCACCAGTCTTCGCAAGAGCGATGTTCTTAGTTGGACGCAATACACCGACAGCCCACATATCAGACTGCATGATGAATACGTCACGCGAACGGTTCTCACGAGAAGGAACGAACTCTACTGTACCCCAAGGAGTAACGTAGACATCCATGTGCTTGATGACACGCTCGTCTTCTGCCTTAACGGTAGAACGCTGGTTGTTGTTACCAGCAAAGCCGAGGGCTACGTTCATCTGGAAAGCTGACAAGTAACAAACGTCAGGGTTTCCGCCCTGCTCCCAGATAGACTGCATGACATCGTCAAACTTAGCCTGTGAGAAAGCAGTTGGAGTTCCGTCATCTGTACGTGCGTCAGTTCCGTCACCAGTTGGGTTTGCACCAGAGTTACCTGATTGGAAGTTCACGTTAGTGATCATCCACGCAGGCGCACCAGCAAGCTCACGAGCGGTAGTACTGTTACCAGCAGCGCGCGCGTTGTTATCGAAAAGAGCCTTCTCGATGTCGAGCTTCTGCTCTTTTGCAGTCTTGAGCATTTGGTACGCTACTTCTGCTGCACGACCTGCCTTCTTCAGGCCTTCGTCTGTGTCAGGAATGTTTACTGCGTTCTTGAAGATCTGCGTGTAGTTGCCAAGACGTGAAGTCGCAGTACGCGCAGTTGCAGTAGTTGCATCGCCTTCAATGTGAGCGTTAGCTGCTGAAGAACGAAGTGCATCTGTCTGCCACTCGTGAAGTGTGTTAGCTGCTTTTAATTTTGCACAAGCAGTGTAAAAAGGAGTCTCTTCTGGAGACACGTCATAGATGACGTCCTCAAGATCTTCCCGGATACCGACAGCATCATAGCTGTCGAATGAGTTAGTTGGCTGTGCCATGATAATTACCTCTCATTAAGAATTAAGCTCATTGCATCGTTGATGCTTCCTGAGCGTTTAAGTTTAGATCGAGCCTGCCTGCTCTGATTGCGATTAGACGACGTCTTTTTCGATCCAGCTTTCACAACGCTTGAGGGCTTAGGCTTAGCCTTTTCGACGGCCTTCTGTTTCCCTTTCATGATCTCTTGATACTTGATGGCGTCGTTCAATACACGTATTGCCCGGTGATCCATCACAGCTCCGATCTCTTCTGGCTGATAGCCATAGACTTCTGTACCTATGCGTAGCATAGAGTCTCTTGTCTTGGTTGCTTTCTCTGGGTCGGAGAACTCAGGCATAACCTGTCGTAACGTCTCCATTTCGCGTTCTAGGTAGGCTTGTTGCGCTTGCTGTTGAGCTTGTTGCTGGTAAGCAAGCGTTTGCTGCATTTGCGTCATATCTTGTTGATATTTCTGCATTTGTTTATCGTAACGAGCTTTGTCTTGAGTGTATCCAATAGGATCAGATTCAAGCATGGCCTCGTCGGGTTCCACTGGCGGCTGTGCAAAGCCGGGCTGTTGCATCTGCTGATACAACGAGAGTACGGCCTCACCAGCTTGAGCCAGTGTCGCATTAGCGGTTTCAGCTTTCTTGCGCAGGTCAGCGACTTCCTGCATACCCTTCTGAATGTACTGTTGACCACTGTAACCACGCTGTAGCTCATCGAGCGTAACCTCTGTTTCCGTGCCGTCTATCTTGACGGTGTAAGTTTGAGGCTGCTCTTCTTCGGCTACTTCGTATTCATCTTCGTCAACGTCAGGTTCGGGTTGCTCCTCTGCCTCGTTTTCTGAGTCCTCTTCGGGTTCCTCAATTTCTGCGACTTCGGGCGCTTCTTCCTGCTCTGGCTCCTCGTTTTGTACGAGAAGGTCTACTGCTGATTCGATGGAACCATCGAACTTTACTTCATCAGTCGTTTCCACGGTACTGATCTCCTTTGTTGTTTATCGAAGATAGCTTCATCCGTGAGGATGACTGCCATGCGATCTTCAATCTTCGCTAATGCCCTTACAATTTGATGGGCGTCCTCCCGGTCTTCCGAAGAAGAGTGCGGGTTTAGGAAAACATTGGCCGTGTCTTCTCTAATCTCGTTTAACAGCATATTGAACGATTCATCGTTCTTGAGGCGCTTAACGTGCGCCGCACGATCTTTAATGTTCAAGTTACATACCCATAGGAGTTCTAGGTGCGTTCTGTAGCTGTTTAATGCGTTCTACATCTACGGCTGTGCCGTACTTTCCAATAATATCTGCCGCAGCAATCAATAGGTCTTGATCCATCTCGTCTCGCTTCAGATCGTCATCGGCCATTGCCTTCTGAGCATCCAGCATCATTTTTTGCTGGTCGAGCTGAGACTTAGCCATAATCTTCATTTGGTCTGACTGCATCTTGACCTGAGCCTTCATTTGCTCAGCTTGCATATATGCGGCGTTAGGGTCGCTGCCTTGCTGCTGTCCCTGTTGCTGCTGTTGCATCATCATCTGCTGCTCCATAGCCGGGTCGATAGGCATAAAGTAGCGCTCCGAGTTGCGGACACCATTGACCGCCAATATGTCTGAAAGCGTATTGCGGATGTTAGACAATGAGACCATGCCGTTACCCGGTCCGTACGACTGGAATATCTGAATCTGCATCTGTAGTGCCTGGTTCAACACAGAAACCTTTTGGTCTTCTCGGCCTGTGCCTAAACCGACGTTAATAGACACGTCCATTCCTACATTCCACGACCGTGGATCGACCGGCACATAGCTTTGGCCTTGCAAGCGCATCATCTGCTCTTCATCGACATTCTCGACCATAGACTTGAGCATGAGCTTGAACATCTGGCGCATACCGCCTTCTGCTAGGTTGCGAGCCATAACCTCTATCTGAGCCGCTTGAGCTTGCATAGTGGCCGCGACAGCAGTAGCGGTTGTGCTTTGCAGGGCATCAGGTGACAAGCCAGTAGACGCCTTTGTTACGCCGGTCTTATCTTCTACCTGCTGATCGAAATACTGTAAGGCAGAAAGGGTCTGGCCTGCGACGAATGGGACGGCCTGTGGCTGAATGGCACCTGCCTGCTTGACCCGGATGATGCCGCCGATCTCGTTGTTTAGTAGGTCGTCTACATTGACCGCGCCATCGATAATTTCAACGCGAGGGTTGTTAGTCAGTGCGACGTTATCTAGCACCCCACGAAGCATTGCTGTCGCAGCATCTTGATCGTTCAAGATAAGGTCAGCGATTGACCGGCCATAAAATGTATGTGGCTCAGGGTCCACCTCAAACACTGCAAACGGAATGTGTCCGCATGGCTCATAATCCAATAGCTTATATTGGTTACCGCCGAGTGTTACCTTGTGTAACTGTGCTACCCCAGTGCCATTTACGTCGATCTTTATGTAGGCCTCTGTGACCGCCACAAGGCGCATTGAGGGGTCTTGTACGTCCTCGTCAGAGTAATCTTCTTCATACCCTCTACGTTGGTACTCCTCTACCTCAGAGAACGTATCAGAGTGCTGTAAGCCGCTTAGATCGTAGACCTCTTCGTAGTCATAACCCATAGCCACCAAATCACTAACGCGCATTTCTGTGCGATGAGCAACACAATAATAGTCATCAATCGAGCGTGAGTTACGATCAATAAAAAACTCTTCTGGAGGCAGGCTTTCAATACACATCTTGCCGCGCTCAACTGTGCGGGCAATCTTGAGGTCATGACGAGGCGATTCAATTTCCATGCCCATCTCGTCCATTTCCATGACCATCTTGGTTGTATGCTCCAAGACTTCCACGTCATCTTCATTGACGAGTACAGAAAACTCCATGTCATTAAGGTCTTGGAACTTAAATACTTCTTGGTCTTGGTACATATCCCAATAAACCTTGACCACTCCGACCTTCTTAACAAGCGCGTCGTGTATTGCATCGTTAAGCACCCTATAGCCGTTTAGCTCATTGAACTGATAGTGCATATACTTTGTGGCTTGCTCTGCCATCGCAACGTCTTCCTGGTTGCGGGGAACAAATTCCACAGGCTTGTCAGTCGATAGGAACACACGCATGAGAGAAGGCTTAATAGCCCGTACGGTATCACGTACCTTTGTAGACACGACCTTAGATCGACCCTCTTCTTCGCCGATGTCAGTCTCGCCATCAAAGTAACGCTGGGCCTTAATCCGATCTTCAGCAATCTCGGATTCACAGAAATCGACAGCATCCTGCACAGCCTCGCGTGCGATACCCTCGATGTCCTGCTCTGTCATTGGTTTTAATTCCATTATTGCTCTTCCTGTCCTTCCGCGATGCGTTGCGCTGTTGGCCCAGTTTGTGATGCAAGCTGACCCACTAGAGTGCGTTGTTGCTCAGCAGTTAAGTCCCTAGAGTTATATATAATCCTTGCTATTCTTTCTTTGTTTTGAGGAGTCATTAATAACGCACCGCCGGCCAAAATTGCGCCGCCAATTTGCTGGAATAAATCTCCGCCAGCCGTTGCGCCAAAACCACCTGTCGCGGCTATTGTTTGCCGCAATCCAATTGTTTGATTTTGCCCTAATCTATTTACAGCCCGCTCTAACGCTTCTTGCGCAGTTAGCAACTTAGAAATATCCATGCCTGTTTCGCCGTAACCTTCTATGGTTTCTCGTAGAGCGCCACGCGCACCAGACGCTGCTTCCTCTGTTATTCTGGTTTGCAACGGAGGCGTAGTACCACCTATGCGGTCATAGTTAAGCCTGTTATCTAAATTTTGACGTAACTTTCTTACTTCAGTTGGCGTGAGGTTTTGCAAGTCTCCGACCTCATCCGCCCATGACCCTAAATAATCCTCAATAGCCTTTACGTCTGCCGCAGCGGTAGGGTTTGTTCTTGGGTTCCCTAAATCATTTCGCAGCTCTCTTATTGGGGTAGCGATATCATACAGGGTGATGGTTTTTCCTTCCCTTTCGGCCATCTCTATCAGCCGATCAAGGTCTGCCGTCCTATTGCTTATGATTTTATTTAGCTGTGTTAAGCCTTCTGGCGTTGTTGGTATACCTTCCTCCAGTAAAGTCCCGATGACTTGCTGGCGCGTTTCTTGCTGTCCCATTCTAGATCTTGGGCTAGTACCCATTTTTAAATTAGTTTCGTAAGTTGACTCAGGAAAGCTACGCACAGCAGGCACAAGAGCAGACGCGCCTAATGCCAGAGATGTTGTTGCCGCAAGCGGGTCGGCAGATTCTAAAGCGCCACCAGTTCTTCGTAGCGCTTCAGCAACACTTTGGCCTCTGCCGGTTTTTTTAGCTGCTATTTTTGCTAAGTTTGAAGCAACCTTAACTGGTGCGCCAACCAGAGAAACGTCGGACATAAAACCAACTGGGTCATCATACGCGGTTTGCATCGCTTTTCTTACGCTTCCATAACGTCTGCCATAATAACCGCCTAATGCTTGTAGCCCATCGCCAGTAAACATTTCCTTAATGCCCTGAGCAACTAACAGTGGATCAGTAAAAACCGTCGCAAGATCACTTGCGTACTGTTGCGCAGACGGAGCTATATTTGCCATTGCACCGCCAGCCGTGTATTCGCGATCTGCAATTCCAGAAGCTCTTTGTGGCAAGTTTTGGCGCGCAAAATTTGCTCGAGCTTTTGCTTCTATTTCACGCTGTCTTTGCGTTTTAGCCATTATCATTATCCTCTAGGTAGGCTTTCCGATCCTCTGGCGTCAGAGCAGCCCATGATTCAGCGCCCTCCGTCCAATTTGGCGGAGGTGACAACAGGTCTGGCGTGCTTGTGCTTTCTCCGACCTTAAATACTTCACCTAAAAAACCAAAGTTAGGCAATGTCGCAGACGGCGACACCTTCAGTGATTCATCTTGATAATACGATCGCAGGCGTCCGTGCATTTCTTCTGCGCCGCTATATAACATTCCCGCTCTTTCTAAAAAGTCATTTCTTTGGTCTGGCAACAAAAGTTGTCCTGTCTCAAGTCTTTGCATTGCTTGAGCGACAATTGCTGGTATGGGAGTGCCTTGTCCTTCTGCTCTTATCAAAGCGGCTCGTGCGCCTGCTGCTGTAGCGAATTCACTTTCACGAACCACTGAGCCAGGATCAAGAACTTTCATAAAGTTAAAAATCAAAGACAAGTCACCAGCGGCGAAGAAGGGCACGAATCGCATAACTAAGGCAGAAATGAT